GGTGATTGACCATGCCAACGGCGGCTTTATCAAGGGCGTGATGCAGACCTGTGAGTTCTGTGACGGTGATGGTGAGGTGCATGAGGAAGATGCAGCCGAGTTTCTCATCCATGTAGAGTTTGAACAGTGAGGGATAGGCAGAAGGATGACTTCTATCCTACGCCTTTGATTGCTGTTGAAGGGTTGATGGATGTCGAAAGTTTTGATGGTGATGTGTGGGAACCAGCTTGCGGCAATGGTGCTATCTCTGAGCCTTTCTCACATTATCATAACGTCATTAGCACTGACCTAAACGACTATGGGTACGGTCAGTCTGGCGTGGATTTTATGATGGAGTCTAAGCTGCTTGCGCCAAACATAATCACAAACCCACCATACAAACACGCCCAGAAATTTATTGAAAAAGCTATTTCTCTCAAAGCTGTTAAGCATTGCTGGCTTTTACGCCTTGCTTTTTTAGAAGGACGTTCTCGCCGTGTCGCCCTATTTGACACATATAAGCCAGCTAGGGTTTGGGTTTTCTCTCAACGCCTGACCATATGGCGCGGTGATGAAAAGCCTAGCGGCAACGGCACGACTGCCTACGCTTGGTTTGTGTGGGATGGCGATGCAACAGAAACAAAGGTAGGTTGGATATGACCAATGGACGCAACAAAGGTGCTTCATTTGAACGCGAGGTTTCTCTACTAATCCACGACCAGCTAGGCGTAAAGGTAAAGCGTGACCTGGAACAGTACCGAATGTCTGGCAAGGGTGATTTGATTGGTCTTGATGGGTGGTTGATAGAGTGCAAGCGGTATGCAAACACGACAGCCAACAATATCCACAAAGATGCTTGGTGGTCACAAACTTGCGCCGCTGCGTTACTGACAGGCGAAAGGCCGGTTCTCATTTACAAGTTTGACAGGCAACCGATTCGCTGCGTTGTATATCTTTCAGCTATCAACGATGCTTTCTCTAATAAGGATGACATAGCCACGATTAGCTTTGAGACATGGTGCATGCTAGTGCGGGAATCATTGTGTGATTAGCCCCATAAAACTCTTCCGGCATTTTGTTGCCTTTGGCTAGGTTTTCTTCTGCCGTAATAATTTGTAGATTCCAAGGTACGTTTAGGCCGCAGATTGTTTTACCCCTTAGTGGGTAGTAGTGGTCAACGTGATACTGTATCCCTGTTTCTTTCGTTAACCTTGCAGACTCGTTATAAATGTGAGTGAAATATTCGCTAGTTAAGTTTTTCAATGTCTGTCTACGCCTCATTGCGCGACTAAGCGTGGAACGTTGTTTTACAACGTCTGGGTTTCGCCGCCTGTATTCTTCTGCTATTTCTTTGCGTCTTTCTCTATTATTTTTTGCCCATAAAGAAGCCCTTTGCACCGCTTTCTTTGCGTTAGTTTTTCTGTACTCACTTTGTTGCTTGTCTCTATGTTCTTTTGTTGAGCGATAAGCATACTTGTTGCAACATTCTTTCCAAGGGGATTTTTCTCTGTTGCACATAACGCAGTCTGAACTTGATACAAACCTACTAGCAACATGGTTGCGCTTGCATGGCTGCCCTGTAAAATAAGTCTTTTGCCCAGCTAGCATTGCTTGCTTTCTTGTTATTAGATATTGCTGCAAATGTTCTGGCACTTTTATTTTTTTTGGTCTTTCCCTGCTGCCCCAATACCTTAAATTATAACATTCAATGCAGTTACCTCCCGTAACAGTTTTTTCAGCTACATGCCCATGCTTGCAGGGCTTGCCTGTAAAATAGCGCGACAGCCCTTTCTCTCTTGCTTCTTTGCGTGTGATTATCTGCATGTGAAACCCTCCTTTTCAATGCTTTATAAATTTGTGGTTGACAGGTTTTTGCTTCTTCGTATAATCCGCAGTTGCGGTGTTAAGCATAACAAGTTAAGCAATACTTGTTGAGCCAACCCAAGTACCTATTGCAAAAAGAAAAGGGTGCCAAACTTGTTAAGCATAACTTGTTAAGCATAGCACCCCAGCCCCTTTTTATTTATTTTCTATCTTGGCGTTGTATAACTCGGCAACCCTGGCTGCTTCTTTCTCTGCTTCTTTGCGTGAAACATTGAAAGCCTTGCCAACTGCCATGCCTTCGCCGTTTCTCTGCCAAGATACAAGGTCAACATTGTAGGTCTTACCTGAGCAATGCTTTGTCATTCTTACCTCATACATTTCTATTTCTCCTCTAGCTCTATCGTTTCCAAGGCCATTTCCAAGACCTTGGGTATGCTTGTCTCACCTAGTTCATAGGCTTGGATTGTGCGGCGTGATAACCCCAGCTTTTCAGCAAATGATTGCTGCGTATAACCAAGGAAAGACCGCCTTTCTCTAAGTTCTGACGGTGTCATTTCTCTATCCATCCCTTGTATGATGCGTCTGTAATTGCAGCAATGCCCCAGGAATCGAGGCTATCGCCGTGTATTCTTTGCAAGACAAGGATTTGCTGCCTTGCCTCGTCTGCTGTATCGCATAGCTGCCAGTGGTCTTGATATGTTGTCTGGTCTGCTATGTTGGTTGTGAATTTGATTCGATGAAATACTAGCTGCATGTCTATCTCTCCAGTTCAATGTCGTGATATGTTGCATAGCCTATCAAGGCATACATGGCTTTAGCGTCAATCATGCCATCACAAACCCATATTGTCGGCTTGCCTTTTGCTGGCAGTGTTAGGCTGCAAACATAGGTGTAGTCGCTATCGTTATCAGTCATTATATCTAGCACTTTGCCAGTCCAATGCGCGGCAAATGGTTTCTCGTTTGTTGATACTATCTCGCCTAATACGCTGCTTATAAAGCTGCTAGTAAATGCAAAGGCGCTTAGTCCGTCTAAGTTTTTCATTGTTCAACCCTCCAAGTTAAAATGCTGTTTCTCTAATGCTATTGTCATTGCATAGCCCCTTGCGTCTTTTAGCCCTACTTCATAGATAAATTCGCTATTTCTCTGCAAATCATCATCTAGGCTTGCACATTGGTTTATCTGTGATGCTATGCCGTTTGCCCAAAGGCCAAAGACTCGCGGGTTATAGTCCTGATTGGAATCAATCCAATCTTGGATATGATATATGCCTTCTTTGTTTACTGATGCCATTGTTTGACCCTCCTATGGTTTAATAGCGATTTAAAGGCCACTGACAGGCTTTAGCCCGTCAATGGTAGTGTTTGCCGCCTTTGGTTTACTTGCTGGCTTGTGCAAGCTGTATAATCTTTAGCAGATACTCGCGTTCTGCTTGTGTTAGCTTTGCCGCTACCGCTTCCATGTTTTCGGTTGAGTTATCCGCTGCAATTGCGATAGCTGCGTTGAGTACGTTGTTTTGTGTTTCTAAGGTTAGCGTCTGCATGGTTTGTTTATTCCTCTTGTTGTGGTTCATATGGTAGACGATTGAGGGCAACGAATTATTGTATTGCCCCTAACTTTTTTTATTTACTTTTCCTTGCGCCATAAACAGCCAGCCCCATGCCAGCTATCAATAGCCCTATCTGCAAGGCAAATGCTGCGTCTGACATTTGGTTGTGTGGTGGGTCTTGCATGCTTGCTGCAAATAAGACCATTAAAAGGCCAAGGCCTATTGTCAGTTTGTTAGCCATTGTTTGACCTTTCTTTTATTGCTTTGAATAGTCTGGATTCGTTGCGCTTAAACAATGAAATTAATTCCATTGTATCGCGATTATTTGCCAATTTAGTCCTTGGGACGTAATGTTCTAAACTGGTTAATATTAGCTCAATATCAGCATACGATAGCGTAATATCCGACACTGGTTCGTTGCGTTCTTTTATCATTGTGTTGCCCTCCTAGTGTGTTAAAAATACGACTGGCTTAGATGCCTGCCAGCATAGGCCACAAGCGCCACAATCAGGCACTAGCGTCTCTTGGTCTTTCTTTGCAAGCTTGCCTGTTTCCTTGCTGATTTGCGTAGGGCAAAGGAAAGCCTGCTTATCAGCTAGCAAGGCATTGCTGCGACTATCGTCATTAGATAATGCTGCAAAGCTATCGGTATATGAACCGCTAAACCTAACAGCAAAGCGAATGCCGCAAGCCATGCGCAACGACAGCAAAGCTTCACCAATAGCGCGTTCCTTGCTGTCAATAGCGTCATATTGATTTGCGGTATATCCATAGACATGCAAAGCAGGAAACATTGACAACCATTTTGCCCATGCTGCAACATATGCAACGGAATAAAAATCGCCTAAAACGTGAAGCCTTACTAAAAAGCCTTTAGGATATTTTGCTTGATAATAGGCAAGGTCGGATTCTATTTGCTGCAACAATGCATTGTCGCCAGTGTACCTTGTCGCGTTCATCATGTTATTGCCGTAACAATCATTCCAATGAATGCAGGACGCTGGACAAGTGGCGCGTTCTTCTAGCGTCAGTGTAAATATGGGAAAGCCTGCAAGCTTGCCCTTGGTGACGCGCTTGCCAAGCTTTACGTTTGTACTCTTCTTAATAGCGCGCTCGGTCCTTGCCATGCCATCTGCAACGGATTTGACGCGCAAGCCATGATATACGGATTTACCAGCCATCACGGCCATCTGTGTTTTGCTTAACGGTTTCATGTTTTGACCCTCCTAGTGAAAACAAGTTGTAAGACCTACATAGGCGCATTAATCGCGCATTGCAATAGCTAAACATAAAAAAAGTTTACACATTGGAAAAAAGTTTGGTTATATATATAAGACAAGCAACCGTTGATATTGTTTAGGTTTTGTTTTGGGAAAGGTTTGATTTACATTTGCATACACGCACAACACACAAGACCACCCGCGCCGCATTGCATGGCGGCGAGCCTATCACACAAAACTAGGTGTGGCAAATATGTCACACACTGTTGCAACAAAGCCACACTGCATTGTTCTGCCAGCGCAAGGCATAGGGGGGCATGTTTTGTAAGGCGGTACACCCGACAGCGCGCGGCCAGCTTTATATATGTTAAATACTACTATCCAGCACACACACAGGAGTAACCATGACCAAGCTTACCAGACAGCGCACAGACATAATCATATCTAGCATTGCAGACGGGCATAGCATTGTTGACGTATGCGAGGCGACTGGCGTGTCCAGGACTGCGTTCTACCAGCGTTGCAAGAGGGATGAGGAGTTTGCAGCGGCTGTTAAGGAAGCACAGCAGTATAGTGCGGAGAAGGCTTTAGAGGAGTTAGACA